GGACTTCAGATCTTTCAGGTGGTTTTCCGCATCGTCGATCTGTTGTTCTACGTTACGGAGGGTTCGAACCAGTTGGCTTAACTGCTTTCCTGTGTTCGTATCAACGTTGGACAGAGCCTGTCCTTCATCGAATATGTCGTCGAATATATCGCTCATAAGTTTTTCCTCTTCAGGGTTGCTTTCTGCGGTAGCTTCGTGCTATCCGTACGGTAGACATTAGTGGAGATATGTGATGGATGTCAACTACAAATTTAAACTTCCGCCCTTTCAGCATCAAAAAGATGCGCTGCGATACGGGGCGAGACAAACAGAATTTGGCTACTTCATGGAGATGGGGACAGGCAAATCAAAGGTTTTGATCGACAACATTGGGATGCTGTACCTGAGTGGCGACATCAACTTCGCCCTCATCATCGCACCGAAGGGCGTGTACCGCAACTGGGTCGCCAAGGAAATCCCAGAACACATGTCCGATGACGTACCACATCGGGTGATTCGTTGGGTCGCTTCGCCGAACAAAGCACAACAGGCAGAGATGCGCTCCGTCAAAGACAAGTTCGATGGGCTCACCATCTTTGTCATGAATGTTGAAGCGTTCTCTTCTCTTAAAGGACAGCAGGGTGGGATGTGGATGTCCAAGGCTCTGGGCCCAAAGGGCCTGATTGCCATCGACGAAAGCACCACCATCAAAAACCACAAGGCCAAACGCACCAAGGCACTCATGAAGATCGCCGCAGGGTTCGCGTTCCGCCGTCTGTTGACAGGGTCTCCCGTCACCAAAAGCCCGATGGATATCTATTCGCAGACAGAGTTCCTACGCCCTGGGCTCCTGGGCTACGACAGCTACTACGCGTTCCAGGGGCGGTACGCCGTGGTCCAGCGTAAGACCATGGGCGCACACGCATTCCAACAGATCGTCGGCTTCCGCAATCTCGATGAACTGACGGACCGAATTGATCAGTTCTCGTTCCGTGTTCTCAAGAAAGACTGCCTCGATCTACCCGAAAAGGTCTACACCGCACGGTACGTCGGGCTGACCGACGAGCAGCGCAACATGTACAACCAGATCCGTCAACACGCCATGGTTCTGCTCGACAACGGCGAGATGTCCACGGCTCCTGCCGTCATCACCCAGATGCTACGGCTACAGCAGATCATGTCAGGCCATCTCAAGACCGATGAGGGGGACATGCTGTACTTCCCATCAAGGCGGATGGAGGCACTGGAAGAAATCCTCGAAGAGCATGACGGCAAAGCAATCATCTGGTCCCGCTTTCGGTACGACATCCAACAGATCACGCAGATGCTGAACGACAAGTTCGGACAAGGATGTGCCGCCGCATACTACGGGGACACCACAGACGAAGAGCGCAACCGCATCATCAAAGAGTTCCAACAAGGCCGACAGCTGAAGTTCTTCGTCGGTAACCCCGCAACCGCAGGGTACGGGCTGACTTTAACCGAAGCCAATCTTGTGGTATACTACGCGAACGACTTCAATCTTGAGACCCGCATCCAATCAGAGGATCGCGCACACAGGATTGGTCAAAAGAACAACGTGACATACATCGACTTGATCTCCGAAGGCACCATCGATGAACGTATCGTGAAAGCCCTCCGCGAAAAGATCGATATCGGTGCAAAGGTTTTAGGTGAACAGGCAAGAGAATGGCTGACTTTGATCCCGAAAAAATAACCAAGCTGATGGTAGAGCGCACAAACAATTACGCACATGTCGAGACCCAAGCCAAAGAACTGGCCGCAATGACAGGGCTCGACATGGATGTTGCCAAGGCCTTCTTCACAGGTCTTACGTCCAGAGGCGCAGCTAAAAAATCAGATATCCGTGGATACAAAAAAGAAGCCCCGCGAAAGCGGGGCAGTTGAGGCGGATACCCATAAGGCGATGTGGGTATCAGAGCAGTGTGTCTAGTGTATCAGGCCGCTTCTTTCTCGGCAACCGCTTTGCGTATCAGAACCGATAGCTGACGCGCCATCGATCTTTGCTCACTGTCCGCTAACTTCTTCAGCAGTTCGTGGTCCTCTTTCAACAGACCGACGTTCTGAAAGTGCGTCTTATCTTTTTCTTTCATCTTCTTCCGAGCCATTTGTGCCCCCAGTTGTATTCCGTTTGTTATAAACTTATACGTTGTCTGGGGGCTGTCTGCAAGTTATTTAAACGGTTCTGTGTTGCGAGCCCACAGGTTCCATGACGCACGTTCTTGGTTCGGTGCAGCATACACATCGGACTTCACGATCTTGCCCTTGTTGAACAATCGCAGACACGCGTTCCCCGCACTCTTGGTGTCCGTCCCCACGTTGTCCGCAAGTTCTTTCGTCGTGAAGAAATCATCGAAGCTATCCAGTATGTCTTCGATGGTCTGTTCAATCTCAGCTGCCGTCGGTCCTTTAGGCACGTCCACTGGATCTTGGGTCACGGACCCACGGTCCACTCGGATCGCTCGCCACGGGATCTGATCCCGCTTGTCTTCATAGTTCGGTATGCAGTGCGCTGTCAAAAGATCGCCGATTTCAATCTCCATAACCTCCATCTGTCGCCTAGACAGAAAGACTGCCTCTCCCTGATCCGTGATCCCAAACCCACTACCTGCGTGGGTCATGTTCTCAATGACGATGTTCATTGCAGTTGTCTTAAAACCTTGGTTCATATAGTTCACCTTTTGCTTCCTTTTCTTTTAGGGTGTTAAGTTCTTTGACGAGTTGTTCAATCCGCGGGTCCGATGGGTTTACCCATTCGATCTCGTCAAGTGTTTTTTCTGTGTTGCGGATTAAATCTTTTATTGAATCTAGTCTCGGGTCCATTTATCAACTCCTTGGGGACGTTAAACCTTGCCGGTATCGGGCGGTTTGCAGATGTTCGTGCTACCAAATGCGCTATCACCTATCACTTTCATCGGCGTCCCCACGATCCCACACCACCGCAACTCCTGTGTTCCAGTTCGATGCTTCCCGCTTTGCGTCTTCTAGGTTATCAAAGAACAGCACAGGCGAGCGTTCGTGGAACGGGTTGGTAGTACGAACGTATTCGGTTTGACCGAAATCTATTTCAAACAGTATGGCGTATCTCATCATTCAGTCCTCTCCCCCAATGGCCGCATACCCCGCCGTATCGATCCAGTTGTCGATGTGCGTTGGGTTCCCCTTAATTCTTGCGACCTTCAACAAAACCATCATCGCACAGACGTCCGCCTCCGAGATCGTGTGGTCAAGGTAGCTAGACCAAAACCGCGCAATCGTACCGAAGCTGTCTTCCGATCCCCCGTGCGTCGCTGCACGGTCCACGGTGACGTACTGCTTCGCCGTGTCCAATATCTCTTCTCGTTTCATTCCTCGTCCTGTCTCGGTAACGCGTACCGATTTCTGATTTGATCTACTGACTGCCGAGATACACCCAACATGTCGGAGATCTCGTATGAATTAAATCCTCGGATCACCATTCGGTTCACAACCCGAGCCTTCTCCGATAGCTTAATCTTCTTGACCGCCTTCGGTTTTACCGCCTTCAGCTTCTTGGGTGGCTCTTCAACCACCGCAACCTGCTTCTTCGCCTTCTCCTTACGAATGTCGTTGAGCCAAGCCTCTCTGTACCAATCCTCAAACTGCTCCCTCGTGGGTTCTTGCATGTCTATCTCCTTGCCGTATGTTCTTGTTAAGGTGTCTGTCACCAAAACCATCAGATGTTGTACCCCTCTTTGCGTCGATTAGAAACAAACTTCGACAAGTCCGTCTTCGCATGAAAGTACCGCTGCTTCGCAGAGGGAGACGCATCACGTTTCATATACGCCTCCATCCAGAAATCAACCTGTTGTTTCAAGAACTTATACTCCGCCTCTAGCGCAGGTGTTAATTTCCCGTCTTCTGTCATTGTAGAACTACGCCCTCCTTGTCCTTTAGCGTTTTACAGGTGTCCGCCATGTCAGATAAGAACTCCGACATAGCGTGATAATTATATCCATACATCGACAGCATCGACATGATCGTCGCACCAAGATCGAAGTGCGTAAAGTCCGCAGGAAGAAGGTCCAATACAGAATGAACAAACTCCGCTTTGTCTTTGTGGGCAAGCCCCTCATAGTCGTAATGCTGCGGGTCAGAGCCCTCGAACACAAGACCAACGGTCCACAACACAACGTCGCTGTCCTCCACCAACGTCTGCAGCGTCAGCTTCACGTCGTCAATGTCGTCACAAAATTGAAAGCGATCTTCCTCGTCTTTCGTCATCCACGATACCTGATACATTAGTCTTTCTCCTTGTATATATCGACCACGGCCACCGCGTCTTTTTCCGCGCCCGTCAATGCCGCAAACTCTGCTCGCGCCGCTCTCGATGCTTCCACCGCATTGGTCGCCTCCACAACAATGCGCCGCTGCACAATGCCCTCACATACTACTTCATACGTTTTCATAATTCTTTCCTAACTTCGGTGCATGATAACTCTTCTTAACCCCATACGCAGGGTGACCAGACCAAAACCCCTCGATCCACTTGTACGGCTTACCGTCCTTGCGGATCACCACATCGTCCCAGTGATCTTGGGCCGTGCGCCAATGTCCTCGCGTATAGTGCAACGGCATCCGCCACCCACCCTTGTCGATGTCTTCCTTGGACTTGACTGGCTCTTTGATGTTCCACTCAATCTTGTGCCACGCGTCCACCGAAATGTTATGCGCTCGTTTCATGGCCTTGCGCTGTTGTCGTGATCCCGCCTTGCTTTGAACCACGAACCTTGGTTGGTTGATCAGATTAAAAATACAAGACGCACTGATCATGTGAGCTGTAGTTACCTGTTGCTGCTCCACTGTCATGTTTGCTTCTGGGCCAAACAACTCAAAGCCTTTGCCGTCTTTTGAAATCCTAAAAGACCCCATAGGTTTGGGAGAAGCCTTCGAGGCTAAACCAAAAACATCATATCCCTCTCTACTATCTTCAAATCTGCGCCTAAACATCGTACCCATGGGTTCACTTTGTCCATCCTCAAAGTTTGCTGTCGCACCTTCAACACGCATTAGGCAGACGTTTGACGGGGGACGGCAATCCAAAGACAGCCTGATCTCTGTTGTTTTTTGATCATAGTATTGAGTCGCAATCTCCTGATGCACATATATCGCTATGTCCGCAGATATCTCATAGTAATCTGCCACCTCGATAGCCTCCAACGCCCAAAGCGTCATTTGAAATTCTTCAGGCGTAATAAGGTCTTTGACCTCGGCGATTGCCACTCGATAGCCTCGGATCAGATCGTTTGCCAGTTCAACCACGCCCGTCATCCGCACACTCCTGACATACTTCGGCATCATCTCCCATGATCTTGGTCACAGGCTCTCCACAATCACACAACCGCGCCATCTCTCCGTCGCCGTTGCATGTTTCACAAACCTCGGTTTCTGTGTCGATGTATCCAACGTCACGGCCA